CTCTGGATAAGCTCAGGAAGGCAACCATTAATTGGGTGATGCAACCACTAGGTAGAAATACTACCAATAAATATTTGGACAAAAAATTTTGGCTCGATTCTAGCGACCGCTTGATGTATGAGGGCAAAGCACCTGAGCTTGCCGATACTAAGCGAGCCAGGATGCCTGCTTTCTTTGAACATGCAAACCCCAACCTCCCTCAATACGCTTGATCTTTTAGATGTTAGAGGCATGACAGCTAATGCCATGCTTGCTAAACTAGATGAAACGTTTCCGCCCACCAATCCTACACCTGAAGATACAATGGAAAAAATTATGTACCGATCTGGTCAGCGTAGTGTCGTTGAGTGGGTCATCCAATATATGGAGGAAAATTAAATGGCTAGTCGGTATTCTGGCGGTCGTTCCCAACGATATGCTGCAGAATTTGGGACCAAAACTGAAACCGTATCACCTGAAGAGAAAGAAGCTCAAGCTGCTGGATTTTCTAGTGTTTCTGCGCAAACCCAAAACCGCATTATGCGGAACCAGTTAGAAGAAAAAGCAACACGTTTGGGAGTCCCCCTGGCAGACGCCTACGCTTTAGCTGGTAGTGACTTGACTAATACTCAAGCTCTTCAAGAGGCTTGGAATTCGTTGACAGGACCTACCGTTGAGCCACCTACTGTCGACGACGACCCTCCAGCCGATGATCCTGTTGATACGGGTCCTGACTATTCTGGGCTTGCTGATGAAATTATGGCTGGTGTTCAAGGTTTAATTGGCTCTATGCCTGATTATGGAGCCGAGTTGGCACAGATTAGAAAAGAGATGCTTGAAGGTCAAAAGACTCTAGCTGCTAACCTGGCTAATTCATATCAAACACCTAACCTTCAAATTCAACCAGCTTCCAGTACTTCTTCTGACACAGCGGGTACCCAAACATTCCGTCGCAGATCGCAGCAGTTTAATACTGGTGCAGCCGGTACTGTTTTGGCTGGTTTAAACCTTGGTCAACCTAGTATGATGAACGTCTAATGACTGCTAAATCTCGTTATGATAGATTGTCTTCAGACCGTTCCCAGTTTCTCAACACTGCACGACAAGCAGCAGATCTTACTCTTCCTTACCTGATCCGAGAGGATGAGGTTTACACCAAAGGCTCACTTAAACTCACAACTCCGTGGCAAAGCGTTGGGGCGAAAGGGGTAGTCACTCTGGCATCTAAGTTGATGCTGGCTCTACTGCCTCCTCAAACCAGTTTCTTTAAGCTACAGGTAAATGATATTAACCTGCCTCAGGAACTTGGACCAGAGATCCGTTCTGAACTAGACTTGTCTTTTGCTAAAGTTGAACGCACCATCATGGAAGCTATAGCTGCTTCTGGTGATCGTGTTGTCGTTCATCAAGCATTGAAGCATCTTGTGGTTGCTGGTAATGCTCTTATCTTCATGGGTAAGGATGGGCTTAAGCTTTATCCTTTGAACCGTTATGTGGTAGATAGAGATGGAAACGGTAATGTTATTGAGATAGTAACAAAAGAAACAATCTCGAAAAAATTACTCAAACTTGAGTATCCCGGTTACGAACTATCGGAACCTAATTCACCTGTTGACAATGCCTCACGTCACGATGATGAATGTGATATCTATACGCACGTCGTCCTAGATAACAACCGTTGGATCTGGCATCAAGAAGTAGAGGATAAAATCCTACCCAAGTCTATGGGTAAGGCTCCTCTCGATGCTAACCCCTGGCTTGTACTGCGCTTCAACCACGTTGATGGAGAAGTCTATGGGCGTGGACGTGTTGAAGAATTCATCGGAGACTTGAAGTCACTTGAAGCACTGTCACAAGCATTGGTTGAAGGCAGCGCCGCAGCTGCTAAGGTAGTGTTTACTGTCAGTCCTTCCAGCACCACCAAGCCCGCAACGCTTGCTAAGGCAGGCAACGGTGCTATCATCCAGGGTCGCCCTGATGACATCGGTGTGGTGCAGGTTGGTAAGACAGCTGACTTCCAAACCGCCTATCAAATGGTAGGTACATTGTCCCAACGATTGAGTGAAGCATTCCTTATTTTGAATGTCAGACAATCTGAACGGACAACTGCTGAAGAAGTCAGGATGACTCAACTTGAACTTGAACAACAACTAGGTGGCTTGTTCTCCTTGTTGACTGTTGAGTTCTTGGTTCCTTATCTCAATCGTAAACTAAATGTTGCTCAAAAGACTGGTGAGATTCCTCGCCTGCCTAAGGGTGGCATTGTTAAACCGACTATTGTTGCCGGTATTAACGCTTTAGGACGTGGACAAGATCGTGAAAGTCTTGCTCAATTCCTGACTGTCATTGCACAGACAATGGGTCCTGAAGCTCTTCAAACTTATATCAATCCTGAAGAAGTTGTCAAACGTTTGGCAGCTGCACAAGGTATTGACGTGCTGAATCTTGTTAAGAGTATGCAAGAGTTACAGCAAGAACGACAAGCTGCTATGCAACAACAGCAACAGATGGCTGTGGCTCAACAAGCTGGACAACTGGCAGCAGTTGGACAGAAACGTGAGCAAGCTGAAATGCAAATGATGGCAGCACAAGCACAACAACTTCCACCAACTGAATGAGCGAAACACTTACAATGAATGAAACTCCTGCTGATCAGCCGGAATTGAACGCTGATGAACAGGAGTCTTTGGCTATTGCCGAAGCTAATCAAGCTGAGAACGAACAGCTCTTTGCTGGTAAGTTTAAAGATACTCAATCCCTTGAGCAAGCTTACCTTGAACTACAACGAAAACTAGGAGAACCTAAAGAAGATGTACGGAACGAAGAAGGGGTCGAAGAAACCGAAGCCCCCGAAGAAGTAGAAGAAGAAGCTGAAGACTCACCACAAGAAACTCTTACGGAAGCCCAAGCTAAAGAGTTGTTTAAAATGGTGGGTGGTGAAAAAGCTTACAAATCCATGATCAATTGGGCAGGTCAAAACCTGTCTAAAACAGAAATTCAAATGTACGATTCTGTTATGGGTCGTGGTGACCCTAACTCAATCTTCTTTGCTGTACAAGCACTGAACAATAAGTACGCTGATGCTGTTGGTAACGACGGTCAACTGCTTACTGGACGTGGTACAGCACAAGATTTACAAGGGTTCCGCAGTCAATCAGAACTTGTACAAGCAATGTCTGATCCTCGTTACGATAACGATCCGGCATATCGTTCAGACGTTATGCGTAAACTTGAGAATTCTGACATCTCTTTCTAATGAACGACACAAACATCTGGGCTAAAGAGCCACCCCTTATTATGTCTGATCATCCCTACGGTGTTCCTCACAACGAACGTGCTGAGCAGCTCAACGGTCGCCTTGCTATGCTTGGCGTCATGGCTGCTCTCGGTGCTTACGCACTAACTGGACAAATCATTCCCGGTATCTGGTAGTGGCCAAGAAAGGTCTTTATGAAAACATCCACGCTAAACGTCTTCGGATTAAACAAGGCAGTGGTGAAAAAATGAGAAAGCCTGGGTCATCTGGCGCACCTACGGCTGATAATTTTAAACGCGCCGCTAAAACTGCTAAAAAGTAATTAACTAATCACATGAAATTCCTTGCTATCCTCCCCGCAACCCTGATTGCTGCTGCTCCTGCTATGGCAGGTCCTTACGTCAACTCTGAAATTAACGCTGGTTTTGCCGGTGGTAATTACAATGGTCTGACTTTTGAAAACCACATCGGTATTGATGGTGGCGAAGGTAAAGTCGGCTGGTACATCCAAGCCGGTCCTGCTATCGTTGCTCCCGACGGTGGTGACAGCGAGATTGAACTGTCTGGTAAAGCCGGTGGTTCTGTGGCTGTGAGCCCGAAGCTCGATGTGTATGGTGAAGTTTCCTTCATCACTGCCGCTGACAATGGTTACGGCACCAAAGCTGGTCTTAAGTATAAATTCTGATTATGATTGAATGTCCCACCTGTACCCCGGCGCAACAATACGTCCTAGAACAACTGCAAGTTAAAGCGGATATCACAGACCCTGTTGCCTTGGCGGTCATTTTGGGTAACATTCAACAGGAGTCGAACTTCAGACCCAACGTCTGCGAGGGTGGTGCTATCGTTCCTTACGATCGCTGCCTTCGTGGAGGTTATGGTTTAATCCAATGGACTACCTATAAACGCTACATGGGTTTAGGTAGTTTCTGTAAAAAATACGGGTGCGATCCTAGTAGTTTGGAAGGTCAAACCCGTTACATGATTAATGAACTACAGTTCCGTCAGGAGCTGGAAGAATTCCAAACTCCTTACCAACAACTCCCCTATTACATGAACTCAGCCTACTACTGGCTGGGCTGGGGGATCAAAGGTAATAGGGAGAGTTATTCATACTCCTTCC